TTGCAGAGTTTGTAAACATTGCAAGTTTGTAAGTGCTTCCGTTAGGAGCTGCTTGAAATTTGTGCGCTCCTTCTAACAATTCTTTTTTGAAAGAATTGCATATTGCATTAGTTGTTATTGCCATTTTTTCTCCTTATTAATTTGTTGTGTTTGGAGATGGAGAAGGTATTTTTACTCTTGAAACACCATCATCATACTCCGCACGTCTTCTTCTGCCCATTTGTTGTAGAGCAAAATTTTGTAATTCTTCATTATACTTGCCTTTATAGAGATTGTATAGGTTGTCGGGTCCTTTTAAGAAGCTATAAGCCTCAGTTAGGACACCATGTAACAACATAGATTCTTGATATTTAGCTAAAAAGGTTTGATTAGTTGAAGTAAATTCTGGTGGATCTTTTATGTAATTTATCTGCACCGTATCAGCAACTGCAGGTGTGGGTGCAACTAATATATTGAAAGCGTCATAATTTGCAAAATATTTTGGTGTGCCTTGTTTTCCTGTGCTATTAAATTCTGAAATAAAACTTATATCTCTTTTTTCTAAAAAAGTCCTTGTCCCACCAGATCCTACATGTTCTACTGATCTTAAATATAGAGAATCTGAAGGCATAGAAACTGCTCTGTTTCCAGCGGTAAAAGTAGATGTTGCATATTTTCTAGTATCGTCATAGTCTACTTTACCCGCAACATCTAATTCTACACTTCTTATAAATTCTTGAATTATTGAATCAGACAATACAGAGCTACCTACTTCTGTGTAGTCTCTTACTTGTGTTAAAAATGCTGAATGTGATATTGCCATTATGAAATACTAACCTCCACTTGTCCTATTAATGATAACATTTCTCTTCTTCTATTTTGTAAAGATGGATCTGCAGGTTTCATAGCTGAGGTTCCTTGTGTTATGAAAGCAAAGTCTCCAGGTAAAGATAAATTTGCTACACCAACAGATGCACCACCTGAATCTGATATAGTGCCATCACCATCTGTTAAAAATTCTTGAGTTGGTTGTTGAAATTTCTGAGATCTTGGGCTTTGTAATGCTATTGCATCTGCCGTAATTCTTCTTCGTCTTATTTGTGGTTGTTTAGGTTCAAATTCTGTATAATGCACAAAAGAACCATTCCACTCTTTTACCATTTCTGAATAAGGATATTCCATACCTGATCTATCAGATATAGCTTTTGAATGTTTACCTGTTGCGTACTTAGCCATTATGCTCCTGATCCGTTAGGGTAGAATGATTGTGGAGTAATAAATGTTGAAGTTCTTTGACCGTCCTCATCTAATGCTCTTTTTAATTCATCTTCATAAATCATTTTATTTTGTTGAACTAATTGTGGATTCATTTTCATGGATAAATAATATCCTAACCCTGCCGCCATACATGGTAAAAATCTATAAGCCACATCAGCTTGATCAGTATAAGCACCTGCATCTTCTATTCTTTTTAAAACGTAATATTTAAGAGCTTTGTAAGTCCCAGCGTCTGGTGTTTGATATAAACTAATTTTAGGTGTTGTTTGTCTGTCTACATAATATTGAGACGGTGTGCCTGTAGATAATTTATTAGGTATGGCAGCATAAGTAGATCTATCTATTTTTGTTAAAGATACATCTTGAGTTGAAGAACTATCATTAGACGCAACAGTTGTAGAAATAAAAGCCTCTAAAACATCACTTACGTCATCTGACACTGTGTAAGTTGCTTGGCCAGCAACTAAAGTTTTTTCATCAAGCTCAACTTTCCAAAGATGAATGCCTCTGTTACCCCATTCAGCAAATAATAAGTTTAAACTTGTTCTAGCTGATCTTAAATCATAACCAGAGTTTGTTCTTACACCACATCTTTGATAACCCTCTTGAATTATATCATCGATGTCTAAATTAAAAGCTGTAGTTCCAGACGTTGCCATTATAATATCCTATCTTAATTTTCGTAAATCTTCTTTTGTTAAATTTTTTCCACCATGCATTCTGATTCCATACTTCAGATCATCTTTTGCATCTTTTCGTTTACCAGCACCTCTAACACCAGATTTCATAATCTCAGTTATACTTCTTCCACCAGCTTTTTTATACTCTTTGTAAGCTGATTTAATAGTTTTGGTTAACAAACCACCTAACAACATTTTTTTATACATTTTTAAATCCTTTCAATAAAGGTCCGTAGTATTTAACCAAACTTGGATTGTTAACTTTTTTTCCTGCTAACTCAGATTTCATATAAGAACCTATGTATGGTTCTTCTCTCATTTTTGTTCCAGGAGCTTTTGATGTTGTTTCAGAGAACGCAGCTCTACCCATAGAAGCTTTCATTACTTTTTTGCCAGCGGGTACACAATTAGGCACCATCTTATTACCTTTTTTCTTCATGCCTTTTTGCACGTATCCATCCCAACATGGTCCTTGTTTTGCCATTAGTCCTCCTTTTTAGCGGCCGCTTTGAGAGTGTGAATCTTCTCCTTTTTGCGGTTGTACAACTTCTTAGATAATAGCACTCTTAAACGGAATGTTCTAGACCTTACGGCTTCTACGAATGGATTCTTTGGCTTTTTTTGCAATGTTTACCACCCCTGATTTGCCCATAACCTTAGCTCTTTGTTCCATGACCGTTAAAATTTGTATTTTTCTTGCGAATGGTTTATTAACCTTTTTTACTTTTGCAGCTGTGGCTCTCGCATCAGCGTCTGTTGCAAACTTAATCTTAACAGTGTCTCTAGGATTTTCATCTGTATATAATCTTCTACCAGATCCTTTTGGTTTTTTACCAGTGCCTTTTATTGGGTCTTTCATATATTTTTATTGTTTCTTAATAACATAATTTACTGATGTCCTCCAGTAGGGTATTTTTTTTATTGGTTCTGATTTATGTAATTTAGTTGATTCAAATAATATAAAGTCACCAGGATTATATTTAATTATATCTCCCTCTATGTTTAACTCTCCACCCCAATCTTCAGCCCATTGTGGTGTAAAGAATCCAACAATACTATAAGTATTTGTTTCCATATCCTGATGAAATTGTGTGTAATGATTATCATTTTGTGCGTTCAAAGCTATCCTACTTATAACTCTTGATATCGAAAAATTATGTTGTCTTTTTAATTCAGCATTTATTCTATCAAATAAACTATTAAAGTAGCCTATCCAATATTGATTATTGTAAACAATTTCTTGATTTTCTATTAAAGTTACTCCAGGAAAACATCCTCCTAAATTACTCGTATCGCTTTGTCTAGATAAATTCCAAATGTTTGATGTAACCAAACCTGTGTACAAAGAAAAACAATCTTCTTTAGTTAAAACATCATTTATTATTTTTATCATTTACACTAAATCTACAGCTCTACCTATAACTGGTTTGTATTTAGTTTTACCTTCATTTTTAAAAGCATGCAAGAATTGTTTTCTTGCTCCTTCAGGCACATAGCTGCAATGTATCCACCCAGAGTTTGGTTCACCTACAGTATAAAACTCAAGTATAAGTTGGTCAAATTCTAGGTTTTTGTAAATCCAATCAGCTAGTTCTGCATTGTCAGTTCCCATACATTCAAAATCTGCCGCTTCTGCACGGGCATGTTGGCTGTTGACTGAGCTACCTATGGCAACACAAAGCTCTGGAGATCGGTAGCAGCTAGTAACTTTAACTCTGCCAAAGTGGTCTCGTACAGGTTGCAAAATATTTTCACACAGTCCCTTTAATTTTTCTATTTGATCAGCGTTTGGATTATTATCAATTCCTCTTCTGATTGCAGTGTCTGATTTAATTAATTCTGATAAAGTAAAATTACGACTTAGATTCATTTTCTCCTCCGTTGTTTTCAAAACTTAGATCTTCGGCAATATCTTTTTCTTCCATTTGATAAAACATTTTATCGCTGTCTTCTGTAACCATTTTGTTATCTTCTGCATCCCAATATGTAGTTTGTACACGGTAGTCTGGCCAGCTGTTATCAGTAGTATAACTATTAACGTGCCAAAGAAGACGATTATTAGGCTGAGCTGCAAAATTCCCGTTATCAAGAGCCAATATATGCGCGCACTTGTGTTCTTGAGGAATTTCAGAATGTTCTGTATCCAAAATATTAACATCTGGATGCGCCCAATCAATAGTGAATAAATATTTGCCATGATAGAATTTTTTATTTAATCCTAAAAATTTACCAGTTACACCATCCAGCCAATCAAAGCAAGTAACACTAGGCCAGTAACTGAAACAGTTCCACAATTCCAACTCGTGGACCTGCATATCTGGCACTTGGGCTCTGTCATACGATTTTTGGAAAAACGCTGAGATAGGCAACCTCCAATAACACGCGCCATTTGGTAACATGATATTAAATAAGAGAGCCCTACCTGAAATAGAGCTAAGACCAAAGACAACGCAGTCAATACTTTGTCCAATATAATTTTTGTCCATGTCATATAAATATTCCTTTCTTACCTTACAATAAATTGGTGGTATGTTTGCATTTAAATATGCCATTAGTCCAGTATTAATGAAGTAATTTTTTTCTCTCCCATATACACTTCTATGTTTGCCTTAGATTGTATGCATTTATAGACAACTCTATCACCAGGATTTTTGTCCTTCATAGCATAACGCTTGGCCTTCAAACAATTTGATAACGACTCGTGATAACGGTGTTCCACTATTTTATGGTCCACAATGAGTAATAGAGCAAATACCATTTCTATCATTAGTGCGCTCCGTTTCCATTTCTAATTAATTTTTCTACATCTTCTGTAAGTTTTTTTGTTCTATCTTTTAAAAATTCTATATTAACTGCATTGTTTCTCATACTCTTTACCTCTTTATCTACCTCTTCTAAAACACCTGCGAGGTGCTCCACCAACATGAAAAGCTCCGCTTCTCCACTCGATTGACCAAGTTCTCCACGTGGATATTTAATTCTAAACTCTGAGTTTTGTTCTAAATCTTTTGTCATCAACTCTATCGCTGTTGAATGCTGATTAAGCTTTTCGTGAATACCAAAATAAGCCCAGGTGCCGACCGCGATCATTGCGATTAAACTAGCAACCGTCTTCATAGGCATCTGCACAGCTGCCTCCTCCGATATGCTGATAGGTTTCTTACTCATTACTTAATATAACCTGGTTCAAGGAATATAGCCAGAAGACATAATAGTATTATCAATATAGCTGTGAATCTATAATCCATACTGGCTATCTCCATAAATTACCTTGATTTAATATAATTTTTTATTTTTCTAAATGGCCAACATATGTAATGCCAAATATCTTTTAACATTTTTTTTAACATTTCCATCTCCTTCTTGCTTGTCTTAATCTTGAATTTGGGTCTCTTGCAGCTTTGGGGAATTTTTTCATTTGCCCTGCTGATCTTGCGCAAAATGATTTACGTCTTTTTGCAGCCTTTGATCCTGCTTTTACTTTTCCTGTAACAGCTGTTTTTAACTTAGATCCTGGATTTGCTCTTCTATATGCAGCAACGCCAGCTGCTGTCATTCCAGCACCTTTTTCAGTTGGCCTGAAATTTTTCTTATTTCTAGATGGCATAACATCGCCACCTCTTTTAAAAGCTTCCAACTTTTTATACATTTTACGTGTGTGTAATTGTAACTGAAGAATTAGCTATAACAGCTACAATACCATCTTTAAACAGAACACCTGATCCAGGCATGTAGATATCAATACCTTCTGTGCCAAAAACATATTTTAATTTTAAGTTTCCTGATGCTACAGCACCTGTAGTTGCACAATCATGAAACTCAACTTGTCCACTGGCATGTCCTTTAGCTTGTACGCTAGTAATTCTTCCTCTGCCTGTAATCATAACATGTGTACCACTTGCTTTGTGTACCGACAGTTGATCCGATGTAAAACTTCCTCCACCTGACATAATATTCTCCTATGTTTGTGGCTCCCGAAGGAGCCACTAATTATTATACTTTACCAATCAATTCAGAACCGTTTCTGTTTTGAGTACAAGTGATATAATCTAACTTAGTTACTCTTTGACCAGAAGCAGATGCTGACACTGAAGCTGCAAACATTTGCATGTCATCAGTATTAATGTTTGATGTAACAGTAGCTGCTAACTCTCTGTTTACAAAAAACTCAACTTTTCCAGCTCTATCAACTCTAAAACCAACTGTGTCATATGAACTATCAGTAATAGTATGTGCAGTATGTTGAACTTGATTTGTTCCAGAAGCGTTTTTAGTTACGAATCTGTAAAACTGCTCACCATTGTTAGACTCAATAGAGATTCTGTTTGCAGATCTCCATCCAGAAGTTCCTGTAAAAGTTTCAACTAATCCAGTTCCGTAGTCAGTAGCGTTAGCATCATTATTTTGTATTCTTGCTTCATACCAAATAATTGTTCCAGGGTTAGTGATTGCCCCATCGCTATTTCTAGTTTCTGCCACCGCTTGAAAAGTGTTAGCAGTTTTTACTAAAGCTAATCCATTGTTATCTGTAGTGTTAGCTGAAGTTAAAGTTACTGCTCCGCCTACTTCATTTGAGATTCCAGCTGCTGCTCCACCATCTGCAATAGATGTAGACCATTCTGAAGCTGGTAGTGTGTTATAAATAAAATCATCTTTATAACATACGTAGTTAGGATTGTTATCAACTGGTAAATCCTTAAACCATTTTTTATTACTATTCAAACCAGCAAACATTACTGCGTTTGTAAAGTGTGTTCCTGCCATAATTTCCTCCTGTGTATAGCCGTTGCACTATGTAGTCTCTATACCGTCTGCCTAGCCAGTCTACATAATAATTAATCTAGGTTTTTATATTATACATAAAAAAAGGGGCGATGTAAAACACCGCCCCTTTAGTAAATACTTACGTATTATCTATTAACTAGTTGGTAAATTTCCGTTACCAAATACACATCTTGGATCAGAAAATCCAAAAGAGTATCTTTCTCTAGCTTTAAATCTTACGTTTCCAGTATCAAAGTCACCTTCCATTGCAGTTTTGATTGGTGATCTAACGAACATTTTAAATCCATTAGGTACATCAGTCATTAAGAAGTAAGAATCAGTATCAGTTAAAAAGTTATTAACTACATAACCTTCTGGTACCATTCCCATGCTTCTTACCGCATTGATGTCATTATCTGCAGTTCCTGTTCTCATAGGAGACTTCATAATTCTCTCAGCAGTAAATTGTAATTCTTTTGGAATTACCATTTTTCTACCTTGAGCTGCTATTCTTAAGCCTCTCTCGTCAACAAAACCAGCAATGTCAATCAATGACTGCTCAAGTGAAGTTTCATTAAGATCTGCAGCTGTAGCAAGAACATTTGAGAAAGTTCCACCAGTTGCTAATGGGTGAGAAGAATTAATTAAAGATACTCCATCTCCACCAGTTACTGTTGTTACTTGCGCGTTGTTCAATACGTTTGCAGCTTTCACTTGTTTTGTGTTTGCCATAGATCTTGCAAGAGCTCTTGTGTATCTTGCAGCTAATCTATCGTATAGGTTGTCTTCGATTGCTTCCTCTGTGATAGCAAATGCTAACGCGATTGTATCGTGAGTGTATCTTGCAGTGAATGTTTCAGTTGCTTGATCAAACACGACTCCAGCACCTTCTTGTTTAGTTGGTGCAGAAGCAAAACCGCTTAACATTACTTCCTCTTCGAAAGCTCTGTCAGATGTTTCAGTAGTATAAATTTCAGCATGCTGATTTTCATATCTACTATATTCCAGGCCGAATAAAGCATTCAAACCTGGCTCTAGTTCTTTAACTAGTTGTGATCGTGATATTGCCATAGTTTAACTCCTTATTACGCTATACCTGTTCCACTTCTGTAGAAGTGGTTGTTGATTCTAACCAGTACATTCGCATTAGATGTTGAAACGTCAGAATTTTCAGGATCTTGCGAAATATCAATTGCTTGAATTGCAAAAGTAGTTGCAGTTCCTGATGTTCCCACGTCTAGCATCGCTTGTGAAATACCAGTTGTTGTACTTCCATTGTTGGAATCCAACGAGTAGTTTTTAAATAGATCCGCTCTTGTGAAAGCCGCATCTGCATTCATTAAAAACACCGCATCTGGATCATCTATTACAAATGCAGTAATGTCGCTTGCATTTGTTGATGCCGGATAAAAGTTTTTGAATGTAGGCTTACTAGTAGTTGGATCAGTAAAAAAACATCCGTTGAAAACACCCACAACAGCTTCCGATGTATTAGCTACATGTCTCTCAATATTTCCAGTTGACACAGGTATTACCAAATCACCCTGAAAAATATTTTGACCATAATTAGCTTTGATCGTATATCTGTTTTGAGCTCCAGCTAATGGTGTACCATCTAGTTTTCTGTAAGGTCTTAGACCAAACTTTTCTAGTTGATTTGCCATAGTTGTTTTCTCCGTTTATTTATATTTAACTTATCCAAGTTACTTATAGGTATCGCAAAAATATTACTTTTTACGAGAACCGCCAAAGGTAACTCTAGACTGCCTCTCTATATTGATTGGCATGTCCGGGTGTTGCTCCTTCATAAGATCTCTATCAATCGCGTCTGTTCTGTCTTGAGTAATTTTTTTAAAATACTCAGCACGTTGTTTTAAAATCTCTTCTGGTATCCTTGCCAACACAAGGCCTCCAATTCCGATCAAACCAGCATGTTTTCCTTCAGTAATAATTGGGTAATCATGTTCACCTATTTCACTTAAAAGTGTTTCAGCTTTCAAAAATTCCCAACCTTCCCTTAGTTTCTTTGAAACGTTTGCAACGTCCTCGAAACCTGCAGTAGAAGTACGTATCCATCTATGACAGTACCCCTGCGGTGCAGCTGGCGCATCCAAACTGGATGGTGGAGTCCAATCTTTTTTTCTAGTTTCTTTAACTCTAGTATTAGACTCGCGTGAAGTTTTTATTTTTTCCATGTTATACTCCTTCCTTCACGTATTTTGCGTATTCCTCTAGTGGCACCCCTAATTTCTTAGCGATAACTACCTGTGATTTGGTGAGCTTCACAGACTTGCGTCCACCTGATCTTCTACTCACAGAAGCCACGTTCTGGACGGGTGCAGCTTTTGTTGGTTCTTCAGTTGAAGATTCGGCAAACTTCTGAGGGAAATATTCCTTCATACGTTTGTTTATTTGATTATAATACTCATCAGTATTCCCGTCAATTCCCTGCTGTACAAGCTCTTCGTGTATACTCATAGCAGCTCCTGTCAGAACTCTATCCGTCCCAAACCAATCATTGTCTTCAGCCCATCTTTGAGCTTTTGGACTAATTGGTGGTTGTGGTTGTTCTGTAGATTGACTAGGTTGTGATTCAGCATCTTTTTTCTTTGCCTCTTTTTCACCTAGAGACATTGAAACTTTTTCTTTCTCAACAGCTAGTTTAGTTAATTGATCATTAGCTTCCATAATCTGCTCAGCATCTTGTGCTTCAAGTGCTAATTTAAGCTTATTTTTTGCTGTATCTCTTTCAGAATCAATTCTAGCATCATACTCTTTGAGATAATTAGTATCTGTTTCATCAAGCTTCTTATCAACAGTATCGTACTTATCCTTAATACCTTTTGCATATTCAAGAGCTGCTTTTTCTCTTCTTTCAGCTTCTCTTATTTGAAAGGTAAGTTTTTTTATACGCTTTTGAACCTTGTCAGAATATTCTTCAAGATCACCTTTATCTTCCTCAACCTTTTGCTCTACCCTTTTTGGTTCAGGTTCAGTAGGTTCTTCTTTAGTTTCCTGTAAAAGTTCTTTAGCTGTTTTACCACCAGTTACATCTGTGTAACCTAGGTCAACATTTTCTTTTTGAGCAAAAGATTCATCTGGTTCTTTTGCTTCAGGTACGTCAACGTTTGTTTCATTAACGCCATCAGTATCTAACTCCACTTCGGGAGATTTATTTTCTTCAGCCATTTATCCTCCTTAGTAATGGTGCAAAATATCACGTGGATTTTTAATTGTTGAAATAACTTCATCATCATTCAACACTCTTACTTCTCCACCTTCAATTTTGAATCTTGAACCAGCGTACCTACTGAATATTATCCATTCGTGTAGTTTACACCAAGGTCCTAACGGAAATTTTTCTTTGTCTCTATAACAAAGATTACCCATTTTAAGGACTAAACCGCATACGGTTGTCATCTGTATCGTTTCTGCAGTTTGATCAGATAAAATTATACCACCTTTTGTTTTTTTAGGACCAGCATATGGTAATACCAATAATCTGTAACCTGTAGGTGTTGGTAATCTATCTAATAATTTTTCGTCTATTGCTTTGGGATCAAGGACTGTTTTTACTTCTTCTTCGGGTTTATACGAGTCTCCAAGTTTTTTGTCAGCCCGTTTCGGTTTCACCGTGGACATTGTCATCTTCTAACTCCTGTTTGTTCAGCAGGTCTTTTAGTTCCTGTTGCAAATCTTCTAAAGATTTGATTTGCCCTCTAACATATTGTAGTTGGTCCATGGTGTCAACACTATATATAGCGGCTTCTTTATACCTCTCAAGTCGCTTTTTTATTAGTTTTTGAAGGAGTGAAATTGTATTTAAATCCATTAGTATTTCCTTAATATTATTTTATTTTTACCGATATGCATAGGTTTAATATTCATTAATTCAGCTACCTGTACACACATAGGCGATTTAAAAGATTCATAGTCATCCAAAATCATAAAGCCCTTTAAATTTAACCTTTCTCCGAAAAAAATAATTTCTTTTAAGACATCAATTGTTTTATGTGGCCCATCTAAAAACACTAAATCATAATCATTTCTAACAACTCTCTTATCTTTGTAAATGGGTACACCATCATGGAATCGAGCCATAAAATCATCATCACTCATTTGAAATAAAGTAAAATTATCAAAATGCAAATTTTGCAATAATGTTGTTTTCATTGAATTAGGATATGTAGGAGAGACACCACTTGTATGTTCAATCTTAGAGTCTTTATCAAAATGATCATAATTGATATCACCATAAGGATCTATACCTATGTGCCAGTGATTTTTATGTTTTAATGATTCTAAAATTACTTGTGAACCTTTACCTAACCTTACACCAATCTCGCAAGTAAAAGGATTATCATTCATGATAAGTCCACAAATTTTTTCAATTAAATCGTATTCTATGCTATCGCCTTCAATCATCAAATTCTTTTAATATATCTAACTTATCCTCTGCTTCTGCAATTTTTGCAACAAGTTTATCGGCCTCGTTTACAACATCAGGATGTTCTGCAACCCCTACGGGATTCTCTAAATATATTTTAAGATTTGCCTCAGCCTCTGATATAACAGCATTATATTTATCTTCTAGAGCTTTTAAGATTACACTACGCATAAGATACTATGCATATTTTTTATGGTTTATGCAAATGTTTTTACGTTAGTTGGTTTACCGCCAACACCTTGTGGTTTACTTCTCTTCCTTGCAACAGCAGAACGCCTTTGCGATTCTGTCATTCGGGCGGCTTTTGCAGCAGGTACGCATTTGGGGTATTTTCTTTTTGATCCACTTGCAGATTTTCTTCCACATTCTCTAAATCCTCCACCTTTCTTTTTTGAGCCTATGTCCACCCATTTCTGAGAAAACCATTTTTTAAGGCCTCCCTCTTTCATGTACTGGATATTTTTTTGCATTACATTAAGTCTTTGTAATAATCAGCCATTCCACCTGCAGTGTAGCCTTTTGCAGGATTGTTCAATTCAGATGTTAAGCCACCTTTTTTAACTTCATAAACAACTACTGGATTTCCAGGTCTTGCAGGACCAGGATATTTACGTTCAAAACCTTTTCTAGGTTTTCTTTGTTTTGATTTTTTTCTAAATTGTTTTGCTTTATCAATTGTTTCATTCATACCACCTTTATTCATCA